TAGATGATGAAGAAGGTCGTATCGCTCTATGTACCTTAGGCAGTATCAATTGGGGTAGCTTCCGTAATCCAGAGGATATGCGACGTGCTTGTCGTATCCTACAACGTAGCTTATGTAATATCCTTGATTACCAAGATTTCTTAAGCATACAGAGTAAATTAAGCAACGATGAGATCCAACCATTGGGTATTGGTATTACAAACTTAGCGTACTGGCACGCAAAACGCGGCTTCAAATACGGCGATAAAGATGCACTACAAGAAGTTAAATCTTGGATGGAACATCAAGCATTCTATCTAACAGAAGCCACCGTCGAGTTAGCTAAAGAACGTGGTGCTTGTCTACACAGCGATAAGACACGATATGGTCAAGGTGTGTTTCCGTGGGAACTACGTGCTCGAGGTGTTAACGAATTAGCAGATTTTACACCAGAATTAGACTGGGAAACTCTGCGTGGTGATATGAAGCAATACGGTGTACGTAATGCTACCTTAATGGCAGTGGCGCCAGTTGAAAGCTCAAGTGTTGTTATTAACAGTACTAATGGTATCGAAATGCCAATGAGTCTAATTTCAGTTAAAGAATCAAAAGCTGGCTCATTTATACAGGTTGTTCCAGAATATCACAAGTTAAAGAATAAATATCAACTCATGTGGGAACAAACTGACTGTGCGGCCTACTTAAAAACTGCAGCTGTTATTGCGGCCTACGTGGATCAAAGTATTAGTACTAACACTTTCTACAATCCAGCACACTGGGCAGATCGTAAAGTACCAACTACACTGATTGCTAAGAACTTAATGCAGGCTCAATTGTGGGGTATTAAAACATTCTACTATAGCTTGATTAATAAACAAGGTGCCAAAGCTGCCGCAGAAGAAATTCCAACGCAGACAGCACAACAAGAAGAATACATTGAAGAGGACTGCGAAAGCTGTAAATTATAATGGCCTATTCTGATAAAGTATTAGAACATTACGAAAACCCACGCAATGTAGGTAGCATGGATAAAAACTCACCTAATGTAGGCACTGGTATGGTTGGTGCTCCTGCTTGTGGTGATGTTATGAAGTTACAAATAGAGGTGGACAATGGTATTATTACAGACGCGAAATTTAAGACCTACGGCTGCGGAAGCGCGATTGCAAGCTCGAGTCTTGTCACTGAATGGCTTAAGGGCAAAACGATCGACCAAGCTCAAGCGATTAAGAACTCTGAGATTGCTGAGGAACTTGCTTTGCCGCCAGTCAAGATCCACTGTAGTGTTTTAGCAGAAGATGCAATTAAATCAGCAATAGAAGATTATAGGAAAAAACAACAATGAGCAAGGCACAATACAATTTAAAAACTAAAACAGATTATCTACACCGCAAAATGTTCCTTGACCCAGCGGGTCCTGTGACTATCCAACGCTTTGAAGAAGTTAAGTATAACAAAGTTGCTAACTTTGAAGCAACAGCCCGTGGTTTCTTTTGGCAACCAGAAGAAATTAGTCTAACTAAAGATGCCAACGACTTTAAAGATGCCAGCGATAGTGTTAAACATATCTTTACCAGTAACCTACTACGTCAGACAGCATTAGATAGTCTACAAGGACGTGCACCTAATCAAGTGTTTGGGCCTGTAGTAAGTATTCCAGAGTTAGAAGCATTGATCAGCAACTGGAGTTTCTTTGAAACTAATATTCACAGTAAGAGCTACAGCCATATTATCCGTAATATCTATAATGTACCTAAAGATGTATTCAATACCATTCACGATACTCAAGAGATCGTAGGTATGGCAAGTACCATTGGTGACTACTATGATGCTTTACATACAATCAACTGCCGTAAAGAAATGGGCGAAAAGGTCACAGAACGTGAACACATCAAGGCTATTTGGTTAGCTCTTCATGCCAGCTATGGTTTGGAAGCATTCCGCTTTATGGTATCATTTGCTACAAGTTTAGCCATGGTTGAAAACAAGATCTTTATTGGTAATGGCAACATTATCAGCTTGATCCTACAAGATGAGTTGTTACACAAAGAATGGACAGCGTTCTTGATCAATCAAGTGGTTAAAGAAGACAGCCGTTTTGCTGACATTAAAGCAGAATGTGAAGATGAAGTATACGCTATGTATATGTCAGTTATCAAAGAAGAGAAAGATTGGGCTGATTATCTCTTCAAAATGGGTCCAGTTATTGGCCTAAACGCTAATATTTTGAAGGATTTTGTTGATTATACAGCCGTAGATGCTCTAAAACAAATCGGTATTAGATATCAAAGCCCAGCACCAAAGACTACACCTATTCCTTGGTTTAACAAACACAGCGATACAAGTAAAAAACAAACAGCACTACAAGAATCAGAGTCAACTAACTACGTCATTGGTGTAATGGGCGATAGTATCGACTATGATGAATTACCGAGTTTATAAGAGAGAAGAAATGTTAAAAGTATATAGTAAAAACAACTGCCCATTCTGCGACAAAGCTAAACATCTATTACAGACCAAAGGCATTAGTTACAACGAAATTAAAATTGACCAAGACTCTGAAGCACGCGAGTGGTTAATGGCACAAGGTCATCGCACTGTGCCTCAACTATATTTAGGTGAGAGCCTACTTGTAGAAGGTGGCTATCAAGGATTGGCTAAACTATCTGATGACGAATTACAAGCAAGATTAGCAGGAGCATAACATGACAACATTAACAGTGTATGTAGATAGAAGTGCAAGATCTGAATTAGCTAAAACACAATTAGACGGTTACGGCATCCTATATGATGTTGTTGATGTTGAGACTACTCCAAGTGCCGTTGAGTTTTTAGCCAGCCAAGGGCGCGATAGAAAACATTTTTCAATGCCGCAATACTATGTAGGTAATACGTTGGCATTCGAAGGATTCAAAGAAGTAAATTTTTTAACCAAAGAGCAAATCAATTCAAAAATAAAGGAAATCAATGATGCTACAATCTAATGCATATTCAAAAGATACAATAGTAAGTTTTAAATTAGTCAACGGCGACGAAATCGTCGCCAAAGTATTAGAAGAAACAGCTGACAGTTTTACCGTGGCTAAACCTTGTACGGTAGTACCAAGTCAACAAGGCTTAGGTTTATTGCAAAGTCTATTCACCAGTGACCTAACTAAAAATATTGCATTATCAAAAAATCATGTTATGTTACATTCAGTCACACAGAAAGATATAGAAAATCATTATATCCAAACTACCACAGGCATAGAACCTGTAGGTAACAAAGGTATTATTGTTTAAAAATGTTAATTGACCCAATCATTGAATACAATAATATTATTCATTGGTTGGGTCAATACATTGGCCAAGAAACTACTCCTAAAAAATTCATTAAAAAATTACGCAAGTTCCTTAATCAACGACACGAGATTAAATTAAGTGTTAGTTATACAGATAATACATTAGACAGCGACGATTTCACTGTAGCGGCATTGTATGACGTATGGGGTGACGAAGATGGAAAGAAACCTATTGTTTTTTCTTTTATTATCAATCATCCCTTAGATGAACCGTGGTTAATCACTCAAAGTATAGCAGACGAATTGGCTATGGAAATAATAGAAGCTCTCACACATGAATATCAGCATGTGTATCAATATCGTGTGCGCAATTATATGTTGTCTGAGATATACAGGAGTTCAGAAGAAGACGTAGAACTACGTGCTGAACAAGAATATTTGGGACAGCTTGATGAAATAGACGCCTATGCTGCTAACATAGCAGTTAGAATGTATATTAGAAAAGATTCAAATAGTTTAGATTTAAAGAAATATCGAGAAGCATTTGGTAGTGATCATTGGGTAGTGCGCAGACTACTTAAAAAGATCAGTAAACGACTTCACTATTTAGAAAATCACTGTACTTCAACAAAAACATAGTCTGTAGTTGTTCGTCCCAGAAGTCCAATCGAATAGTATTTTCTGTAATCCAACCACCATTGTCACCAGATTGATAATCTGTATGCTCACGTACAGTAAATCCTAAGGTAGCTTTTAATCGCCAGCTGATTAGTAAAGTAGCACGACCATAATCCTCAAGGATCTTTTCTTTAAGATCATACCACTGTTGATCTGATAAAGTAAGAGTGTGTTTCATTATACCTCTACATACATTAGATTAAAACTGTCAGCACGTGCTTCGTGCCCTATATAGCCGCGTGGGTTACATACTACACGTGTCTCACCGATTGCGTAGTCAAAGTCGTCATGCGTATGACCATGCACCCATAACTTAATCTGTGGGCGATAGGCAATATAGTCACCAAGTTCGGTATGAAATGCACCGTTCATTACACGATCATGCATATACTTCTCGTGACAGCTCTGCCAACTTGGAGTATGATGTGTGACCACCACATACTTCTTAGTTTCATCATTCATCAACACATGGTTAATATAGTCCAAGGCTCGTTTATGATCTTCAACGCTGTCACCTGGACTAAACTTACCAGGTTCTTCTTTGAACTTGTGTCCGATAACTTTGCGATCTACGTTATATTCACCGTCGTCGTATAAAGGAACTTTGCGTGATACCATTCTGTTACTGTTCTTAACATTGCGGAAATCAGGCATTATGTCTTTGACAGCGTGCATGGTGATAGGATCTTCGTTGTTCATGCTGGTCCACATTGTAGCACAGACAAATGTAATACCATCTAACTCTAATGTCTCTTTTTCCAAGACATGTATGTTAGGAAACTTAGCTAAATGCCGTTTAAGGATACTGTGACTATAAGCCACATCGCCATTGTAATGTTCGTGATTGCCTAAGATGTAAATGACTTTGGGGAACTCTTTTGATACTTGTTCAAAGAAAGCAAAGTAACGTTCTGCACGTTTAGTCTCTGTAATTTCAAAGTCACGAGCCATACAGATATCGCCGGCTAAGATTAAGACATCTGCGGCTTCTGTATTTGTAAGAGCTATAGCTCCAAATTCTAAGTGTAAGTCACTGCCTATTGCAATTTTCATAATTGTATTATACTATCAAAAGGTTAGTTTGTCAACCGCCAAACTTTAATATAAACAACATAGCTAATTGTTCATCTTCTATTTCTAAAGTACGGTCATGTGTGTAATAACGCCAGCCCAAGCCACCACTTTGATTGTGTAGGACATACTTACGCTCGCCTACATTCTTGCTCAACCAATCAACACGATCTTGAATACTACCATAGGTTAAGTGTTCGATCTTAATCCTCATTCAGCGAACCTCAACACTAATAATGTGAACAATTTGTCAGTGATGTTGATTTTATTTTCAAATTTCCACCAGTCTGGGTTACTAACACCATATTGTGGACGATTTTCTTCTAACCATTCACGGACTTCGTCATTAGCACCGATACGATGCATCTTACGACCACGACGATCACACCAGGATTTGTGTACACGGTATTTGTCTAACCTCCAGATCTCATCAATGATTGCTCGATCAATGCTACGTTGCATCAACTGTGCTTGATGTCTTAGAATAGATTCTTCTAAACTCAATGTTGATTTACCCAATCGTCTTCCTTTTACTATAACTTGTTTCATGCAAACTTTAATGCTACCATTACAGCATCTTTTTCCTCTTTAATCAAGAATTCATTCCGGCTGTATTTGAACACAGATTTTTGACTTTTAAGCCAATGGATCACTGTGATATTTTTATGATTAGAACTAATAGTAACCGAATGCCAACCTTGGCCTGAAAGTTTCATTTTCTCCATGTACCATTCCCACGGATGCTCATCCCAATCTACCCAACTGTTTTGTTCCATAGCAAAAATATAATCTTCCCACTCGTGATCGTAAACATCAGATAATTCTTGGTCTATTATTTTAGGAACAATCTTAGCCATATAATAATGCTATCATTACAGCATCCTTGCTATTGTTTGTGGCAACGTAAACTCTATCTTCGTTGCCAAAGTCAGTTATATGAAACAGGCCATCTGGCATTTCCTCACCGCGTAGGCTAGCATGTACTATATTATCACCTAACTCACGCTGGGGAAACCTATATGGTTCAGTTCCTGGATCTAGCTCTAAAAACATACCAGCATCAAAAAAGAACTTGTTGTAGTCAACTGTAAACACGTACTCAAAGTTACTAAACATCGCTTGGGCTGTACTAGCACGTAGATTCACAGTAACTTCTGCCCATGCTTCAAACTCACGCACCTGGCGAGTTTTGCCGGTACGCCAAGTTAGATAACGGTCTTTAAGATTCTCCCACATCACTCGACTATTGTTCCATCTAATACAGTTATAGGGCACATCTGTTCAACACTGCGAAACATAGGAGTTAATTTATTTTTATCGTATCCATAAGATTCTAATCGATCTAAAATTATATGATTATATCCTGGAGCGGCCTGCACCTCATGATGACGATGTGAATAAAAGCTGTGCAGTTTAAGCGTACCATTGGCATGATGTGTGGCCAATGCTAATACAGCACAGGCACTGTCGCATTGCTCTACAGTATACCAATGGGTCATACCGTGTTTATACACAGCATCCATAGCAGGTAATAGATCCTCTGATGTTCCACCATATGAAGTAACATAGAAATTTATAGGCTGTCCTTGATGATGGTTGACTATGTCAATTATTTCATCATATTCAGCTTTGTGTAGTTTACCTCTAACTTTATATTCATCTTCGGCAATTTTTTCAATAGCCGGAGGATTACTTAAACATCCTGCTAATACCAATGCGGCTAATATTGTTAACTGTTTCATCACGCCCACCTTAATGCAACTAACACTGCATCTTTTTCATCGTAGCATCTAAAATAATATGTGTATGTCGTGACACCTGCGATAGTACTGGTATCTTCTCCATCCCATTTAGTTTCGATATTATTCTCTTCAAGCCATGCATCGACTGCCTGTGTAAAGGCCTTGATATTTTGATATCCTCGTCCTCGTGCCTTGGCAAAATAAACAGATCTTCC